GCCGTTGCCTATGCCGCCGTTGCCTATGCCGCCCGTGCCGGTGCCGTTGCCGATGCCGTTGCCTATGCCTCCGTTGCCTATGCCGCCCGTGCCGGTGCCGTTGCCTATGCCGCCCGTGCCACTGATGCCGGTGCCTATAAGCGCCAGTCCGACAAGCTATGCGAATTGATCGCCGCAGCACCTATGGTGAACGCGCGATAATTACGGCTGGGGCGTCGATGACGGTGGTGACGTGTTGACAGTGCAGACCAAGGTCTATGGCCACGGCATCCTGACGTCGACCTACACGTATGCGAGTGGTCAGCTTGACCACGACTTTTCGGAGTTTTGACCATGGCGGGCGACGATTAGTCAACGTTCACGGGTTGAGGCTCAGAGGGAACCGCGTCAAGTTCAGGTGTAGGCGCGTAGCGTTTGAACACGACAGGTTCCTTTTGATACGACCGCTTCGAGGAGAGTAGCATGAAGACCTTTGCGTGAGACGCGAACTTCTGCATGAGTTGCTCGCGGCTCAACTTGGTGTGCTTCATGATTTCTTCGAGCGTGACCTCGTGGGTGGGGAGGCGATACGAGTCGGGATGCTCGTCGGGGTAAACCGCTGCGTAGCGATAATCCGTGCGCTTGGGTCCGCGTGATCCGCCTGAAGCGCCTCGCTCCTGCCGGCCGGTGTCCTTGATTGTGATCTTGTAGGCACCTCGGCCTCGAGTGAAAACGCCTTTATTGGCTGAGAGCCGGACGTAGATATACCGAGCGCTGAGGTCGAGGTGGTCAGCGATTTCCTCGAGCTCATCTGTGTCTTTGACCAGCTCGTCCTCGCCGTTGAATAGTTGGTAACGCATACTTGGCTCCTTGCGCTTGGGTTTGATCGGCAAGGCTAGCACGGATTTATAGAAGTGTAAACCAAATAATCCACCTCTTACAGATTACGGAATTTTTGTAGCCCCTATAGCTATATAAGCTAATCTAAAACAGTATTATTATATTATAGTAATAATACCCCTATCTATTTAAAAAAAGACGTAGAGTTTAAAAACAGCCTTTATTCCGTAATCTGTAAAAACGCCTGTTTTACTAACTTCGCCCGTTGCACTTGCAAATTGTTGTGACAGTGCCACCCATCGATGAGGCGAACTCTCGCGCCGGTTAGGCGGCCCACTCAGGGCGAACTCTCGTGCTAGTTGGGTGTCGGTGCCCAGACGTTCTCTCGTGCAAGTTGGTGGCCGAGTCACGTGTCCTCCCTCGCCAGTTGGTGGTGTCCACCGGCCGACGGAAGGTCTGTTATGGTCAATGACGACTATAGCATGTTTTTACCAAATTGTAAACAAAAAAGATGGTACAAAGTGAAAATAAATATGAGCCATTTTTTGAAAATAATTGTTTACAAACGACTCAATCCGAGGTACGCGCGCGTGCGCACGCGAGTATAAGAGCGTTGGTGAACACCCAAATTACTTTTCACTTTATTGAAAATAGTTGTTTACAAGCCTTTTGAATGGTTCTAGAAAAGAACCATCACGAGCGCACCGCGTCACAACGAAGGGAATTCAAAATGGCACTACGGCAGATCAACGTTGGATGGAACCACGTCCGGACCTACGAGACCGAAGCGGCTTTGCTCAAGCGGATCGAACAAGATCGGAACATGTACCCAGAGCACAACGATCGCTTCTTGATCATTCGTGCGCCTAACGGCCGTTGGACGGCGGTTGTGAGTTTGGACGTGTCGAATGGCGGATACCTTGGTCGTTATGATTTCATCAAGATCTAAAAAGGCGAAACGCACTCCGGTGCGTCTGCAGATTATGTCTGCACTGAAGAGCCTCAAACTGGAGAATGAAAATGACTAAGAAAGAACTCATCGCCGCTTTGACCGACACGGGTGTCGCCGTCAAGAATGCATCGAAGCTGACCGTTGGCGAATTGGAGCAGATGCTCAAGAGCGCCTCAAAGCCGGTCAAGGCCAAGAAGGTGAAGACGCCGATGACCGACGCCGATCCGAAGTACAGCATGTATTTCATCGCTCTGCCAAAGGTCATCCGCGACACTGTCATCAATAAGAACCTCGACCCACGTGCGCTTTACAACGAATATCGCAAGAAGGGCCGCGACCACATGATCGCCACTTATTCCAAGGCGGCTTGATATGAGAGGCGCACTGATCGTTAGTCTCATCGTTGCGCTGTCGGCTTGCGCAGTCCAAGAGATGGGGGCCAACCCCACGGACGGACTGGAGCAGGTATCATTCAGCGATGGATCGTCCACGTGCCGCGCCATAGAGGTGGCCGCCACTGCGAGTAGGTACGATATATCAGACGCACTGGTCGAAGGAGCAGACGCTGTCGAGGTGCATGGATGCGTTAATTTCGTATTTACAGACTGACGCATGCGACGTCATAGCGACCTGACCCACCCTCCACCGCATCACCAACGAAATGAATGAACGAGCGCTCATGACCGGGCGCTCGTTTTATTTTGTGCGCCTCAAAAGAACTGTTTACAAACGCCAAAAAGCGTAGCAGATTCTAGGCCAATGTTCCTCAGGGCAGGAACGCCTAGGAGCCTACCCACTAGCACTGAGCACACCGCCATATAGCGATAGAGCACCTGGGCGCTTAGGTCCAAGCTCCAAGCACCTGGTCTGCTAATGATAGCGAGTATCACCCTCAGGTCCAAGGCCCAAGCACCTAGGTGCGAAGGTGAAAGTGATTATCAATAAGGCGCCAAGATCCACGCGCCTGGGCGAGTGAAATAAAACCACCCAGGTGTGAAACTTTAGGATCTTGGCGCCTGGGGTTCATAGTATTAGTAGAGTGTGAGTCTTCACCACTGAGGTTTGTAAACGGAGAAATATGGTATGTCGCGACCGACAGATGAACGCACAAAGCGACCATACGTGCGCAAGGGCGAACGGCCTTCGCACATGTGGCAGAAAGGCGTGTCAGGCAATCCAGGTGGTTGGTCCAGCAAAGCCAAGGCCCGAGTGGCAGAGCTCGCAAAGCTAAGCTCCGACTACACAGATGTAGTGTTCAAGCAGTTCGAAGACATGCTCCGCGATGTCAACACCAAGCCGGAAACACGCTTGGCCATTTGTCGGGAGCTCCTCGACCGCGGGTTTGGCCGCCCCACCCAAGGCCTGAGCATCTTTGGCGACCTTGATCAAGATCCCATTGCGGCAGTTAACCTGACGCCAGAGCAGTTCCGAGAAATCGTCGAAGCGGGAAGGAAGCTCGACGACGATGTTTGATCCGCAGCGCCTTGCACTGAAAACAAAGTTGGAAGGTGACTTTTACTTCTTCTGCAGGCATGCATTTAAGCAAATGACCGGAATGAAGTGGTCCAGAAACTGGCACCACGAAATTATGTGCGAGAAATTGCAGGCGGTATACAACGGAGATTGTAAACGCTTAGTTGTGAATATCCCGCCTCGGTATTCCAAGACAGAAATCGTCGTTGTTTGCTTCATGGCCTGGTGCTTAGCAAAAGCGCCTGAATGCGAATTCATTCACGCTTCGTACTCCGCACGTTTGGCTGGTAATAACACCGCTCGAGTTCGAGACATAGTCTCCTCGCAGTGGTATCAAGAGGTGTTCCCCGGCGTCCAATTGGATCCAAGCACTGGTGGTAAAGACCATTGGAAGACGACGGCATCAGGTGTGGTTTATGCAGCTGGCGCTGGGGGCACAATTACTGGATTTGGTGCTGGTAAGCTGCGCCATGAGGACGAAGAGTATAGTTTCAGCGGCGCGATCATCATAGATGACCCGCACAAGGCTGACGAAGCAAATTCCGACACAATGCGCCAGAACGTTCTTGACTGGTACGGCAACACCATGAAGTCTCGTGTCAATGATCCTCAGCGGACGCCGATTATCGTTGTCATGCAGCGGCTCCACGAAGAAGATCTTGCAGGTTGGCTCCTTAAGGGCGGTTCTGGCGAGCAGTGGGAGCACTTGTTCATACCGGCCATCAACGATGCTGAAGAAGCGTTGTGGCCAGCCAAGCATACGCTTGAAGACCTGCGTGAGATGGAGAATTCGAACAGCTACGTGTTCGCAGGTCAGTATATGCAGCGTCCGGCACCACTTGGAGGCGGTATATTCAAGCTGAACTGGTGGCAGTACTACCAACCTGGGCATATGCCTAAGGTTCGTCGCGTCATCCACTCATGGGATACGGCATTCAAGACCAAGGATCACAACGACCCGAGCTCCGGGACTGTGTGGGCAGAGTGCGAAAACGGCTACTATTTGCTTGACAGGATCAACGAGCGAATGGAATTCCCTGAGCTGAAGCGCAAAATACACCAGATAAATGAGCGGTACAAGGCCCACGCCATCCTTATTGAGGACAAAGCGTCGGGACAATCGCTCATTCAGGAGCTACGCCAGACAACTTTGCCCATCGTGCCTATTAAGGTCGACAGCGACAAGGTCACTCGGGCTTTTGCGGTTACTCCTTTGGTCGAGGCTGGCAAAGTCTTCCTACCGCTGGGCGCACCTTGGGTAGAAGCCTACGTTACACAGTTGGGAACGTTCCCGAACGCGACCCACGATGACGATGTTGACTCGACGACCCAAGCTCTCAACTATATGCACCTCAACGGCGGCAAAACAGGACTGTTGGACTTTATGCGTCTGCAAGTTGAAGAATTGACCCAACAGAAGGAATTTGCATGAGCACCGTTGTTCAACCTTATGTTGTGAACCCACAAACAGGTGACCTTACTGTCCACGGACGTGAGGGTCTCTACCTGGAGCTGCAGTTCAAAAATGCTGACGGATCTGCTAGCAATGTGTCGGCAGCAGCGGCGGTAGTTAAAGCAGGATCGTACTTTGAGATTGAGAAAATCGGGGAAAGCTCCGAAACAACTTTTTGGCAATTGGTCATAGTTTAAGGATTTATCGGTGGCACAGCCAAAGAAAACACCCATTGAACCGAGTCTGGTTTCACGTTTGACGTCCGCAGCTCGGTACGTCATCCGTGGAGCTGAAAATGCTTGGATGGGTCCTAACCAGCCACTTGAACCTGTGGCCGAAAAGCCGTCAGACCAGACCAAGGGTAGGCAGTTCGACTATCCTGTCGGCATCAACATGCATCAGAAGCCTCGTAGTGATACGCCTTCTGCTGCCAGTTATGAAGACCTGCGTGCTTTGGCAGACAACTACGACATTGTGCGCCTTGCTATCGAGACTCGTAAGGACCAACTGTCGTCATTGTCGTGGGGGTTCCGCAACGTCGACAAGGAAAAGCGGATCAATGCTACCGATGACGACGCGCGGCTTGACCAGCTTATGGACTTCTTTAGGTACCCAGACAAACTCAATGACTGGCAGACTTGGCTTCGGATCATAGTTGAGGACTTGTTGGTAATCGATGCACCAGCCATCTACCCTCGGTTGACTCGTGGTGGTAAGTTGTACAGTCTGGACGCAATGGACGGTTCCACCTTGAAGCGAGTCATCGACGGAACAGGACGTACGCCGCTACCACCAGAGCCTGCGTATCAACAGATCCTCAAGGGCATGGCAGCAGTCGACTACACTCTTGACGAGGTAATTCTGCGCCCGCGCAATGTTCGCTCATACAGACTTTACGGGTTCTCGCCTGTTGAGCAGATTATCACTACAATCAACATTGCTTTGCGCCGCCAGATCTACCAACTTCAGTATTTTACTGAGGGCAACGTTCCCGACACTCTTTTCAGTGTACCAGATACGTGGGGTCCCGACCAAATCAAGCAATTCCAAGACTGGTGGGATACCATTTCTACCGGAGCCAACAAGCGTAAGGGCAGGTTTGTCCCACACGGTGTTAGCCCGATAGACACCAAAGCCAATGCCATGCAGGGCAAAGACGACCAGGTCATGAACGAGTGGTTGGCTCGTGTCGTCTGCTACTGCTTCAACGTTGCACCCACCCAGTTGACGGTGTCTAACAACAGGGCCACCGCCCAGTCTCAGGCCGAAACTGCTCAGGACGAGGGTCTTGCCCCACTGAAGCAGTGGGTGAAGAACTTGATTGATTTTATTATCAACAAGTATTTCGGTTACACAGATCTGGAGTTCTACTTCCCCGACCAGGAGGAAATGAACCCGCTGGTCAAAGCTCAGATCAATCAGATCTACCTGTCGACTCGTGTTCTCGACCCCGATGAGGTGCGTGAAGAGCTCGGAAAGAAACCGATGACCGAAGAGCAGAGGGCAAAGCTCACTCCTGAGTCCGGTCCTGGAGGTGCAAATCCGTTCCAATCGGCTGGTGACCAGGCTGTGAACAACGAGCAGGAGGCCAACCAGCCTGAGCGGAAGCAAGATCCCACCGTGAAGTTGGACATTCACCTTGGTGATACTCTTGTCGATATTGCTCCCACCATTGTCAAAGCTGAATTCTCTGACGGTCGCGTAGAGACGGTCCGTGCAGGCTAAAGCCTACCCTCCAACACGTGATGACAGACGGTATATTAACCGCGCCGTCGTCGCTAAGAACAGGATGTTGATGAGGCTAGCTATTCAGGTGTTTTTTGAGCAACAAATCGTCTCTGTGTCTCAACAAATAGGTTTACAATTGGGGCTCACCAAGGTAGACGACCCAGATAGTCAGGCGGGTGAAGCTACGGACAATGTCAACATCGATTGGCAGCCGCTAGCGGAAAATGTTGAACCCTACTTGGCAGGTGTGGCCGTTGCGGGTGGTGGACTAGCTCTTGAGCAGATCGACCCAGGTATGGTTGATGAGTTTGGCGCCGGCATGCGCGTTAGAGCCGAACAATGGGCTCGCATTCGTGCCGCTGAGTTGGTAGGCATGAGTCGAATAGGCGACTTTTACGTTCCCAACCCAGATCCGCACTGGGCTATCGACTCCGCGACGCGTGATATGCTGCGTATAGAAATACGCAGGGCGATTGAGGCGGGTGATAGTACTGATAAGCTGGCTAGGCGGTTGCGAAATAGCTACGCCTTCTCAGATGAGCGGTCGAGGATGATTGCTCGCACTGAGATAGCTAATGCAGACAGTGCTGGCGCGTTGATAGGATGGGAAGAGTCTGGGGTGGTAGACGGCAAATCTTGGTTAGTAGATTTTGATCCGTGCCTCATATGTCTTGGTTACCAAGCTGTCGGTGTTGTTCCCCTTGATTACCAGTATGCCCCGGGCATATTTGCTCCGACCGCACATCCAAACTGTGAGTGCACGCTTCTACCTGAATTGATTGAAGAACTGGAGACCATCTGATGCGCAAAGTCCTCTACGCCCAGATTGAAAAGGCAGAACCTCAAGACGACGGCACAGTCAAAGTCTACGGTTACGCCTCATCTGCGTCTGAAGACAGTGACGGAGAGATTGTAACGTCTGTTGCAATCGCCACCGCCCTTCCAGACTACCTTAAATTCGGTGCTGTCCGTGAGATGCACCAAGCCAAGGCTGCCGGAACAGCTATCGAGGCCAAAGTCATGGACGACGGTCGCACCTGGTTCGGAGCACACATCGTGGATAGCGAGGCCGTCAAGAAGGTCCAGGCTAAGGTCTACAAGGGCTTTTCAATCGGCGGCAAGGTTCTCACCCGCGATCCTGACAACATCAACATCATCACAGGGATCAAGTTGGTTGAAATCAGTCTGGTTGACCGACCGGCAAATCCTGATGCGGTCTTCACCATGTACAAGGCTGAAGACATCGATAAGCCTAACCATGATGACGTCGAGCTGTCATCTATCGACCAACTGTCAGATCTTGTCAACAAAGGTTCTATCGCTCCAAGCAAACTTGTTGAGCTGGCTAAATCATTTATTGACGAAGGCAAGACAGCGGAAAAATCGTTTTGGGACATCGCCGAACTTGCCCACCTACTCGGCTGCCTCAAGAGCCTGCAAAGCAGCGTGGCTTTTGACGCAGCTTACGAGGGGGAGACAAGCGGTGTGTCCGCAAAGCTCAAGCAGCATGTTAATGATTTGACGGCTACGCTGGTTGAGATGATTGGTGAAGAAATCGCCGAAACCAGCAAAGGAGCAACTACAATGACTACCAGCGATGAAACCAACCTCGCCAAGAGCGATGAAGCCGAAGAAAAGTCTGCGGCCGAAGCCACTGAGCAGGACGAGGACAAAACGAAGAAGGAAGGCCCTGAAGGTGAAGAGACTTCTGACAAGTCTGGCAACGAAGGCTCGGAAAAGTCCGCAGCCACCGATGACTTGGCAAAAGCCGACGACATTCTGTCGAAGTTTTCCGACGTCGTTACCAAGGCTCTTGACCCGCTTATCAAGCGGCTTGAGAATTTGGAGAACCAGCCTGCTCCTGCAAAGGGCATGTTGAAAACCGTTGGAAAGTCGGAAGACGTCGGCAAGTCGAGCAACTCGGATGAGGATACCCCTCCCGACGGGCTTGGACCTGAACAGCTGGCGGCGTGGGAAATCAAGAAGCTGCATCGAACCGGTGGTTTGGTCGGCTAACCAAAAATCAAGGAGCATCACAATGAGCATCACCGAAGAAACCCTTGCACTGGCCAAAGTGGCTCAGTCAAGCCCTGACGACCTCATCAAGTCGTTTGTCCAACCTGGTACTGCAACTACCGGTCTTCAGGCCTACAACCTCGAAGCACCGTCGAAGAAGCTGTTCCCTGTACTGACACCGCTGCGCAACATGCTGCCACGTGACACCGGCGGCTTTGCCATTCAAGCGAACTGGAAGGCCATCACCAACATCAACGTTTCCAACGTTCGTGCGGGTGTGGGTGAAGGTCTGCGCGGCGGCATCATCAACCACGAAGCCGCGGAATACCTGGCTGCGTTCCGCGGCTTCGGTCTGGAAAACAACGTCACGTTCGAAGCCGGCTACGCAGCGAAGAACTACGAGGACGTCAAGGCTCTTGCCGTCACGTCTACGCTGCAGGCTACGATGATCCAGGAAGAGCGGACCATCCTTGGTGGTAACACCTCGATCGCCATGGGTACCACCCCGACGCCTACCACGTCGACAGCAACCACAGGCGGTACTATTGCGGCCGCGACCTACAACGTCATCTGTGTAGCCCTTGGTCTCCAAGCCTACCTTGACATGGTGGGTGCCAACAACGGCGGTATCGGTCAGATCTTTGACCCGGCAACTTCGCTGGTTCCTGGTCTCATCACCCGCACCAACGCTGGCGGCGGTACGAGCGTGTTTGGCGGCGGCAACGCACAGCAGTCCGCTGCTGCTGCGCAGGCCACCACCGGTGCAACCTCGACTCTGTCGGCAACCGTGACTCGCGTCAACGGCGCCGTCGGTTACGCTTGGTTTGTTGGAACGGCCGCCAACGAGCGTCTTCAGGTTGTTACCCCAATCAACTCGATGACTCTTACTGCAATCGTCGGTACTGGCCAGCTGGCTTCGGCCATTCCTGGTGGTGCAGCCGACCGTTCGGCCTCAACCCTCGACTTTGACGGTCTGCTTACTCAGGCATTCAAGCCTGGTTCGAACGCAACCATCATTGCTCAAGCTACCGGTACCGCTGGCACTGGAACGCCGCTGACTGCGGACAACGCTGGCGGCATTGTCGAGTTCGAGCAGCTGTTCGTCAACCTGTATAACCGGTATCGCTTGTCGCCGTCGGTCATCATGGTGTCGTCGCAGGAGCTGATTAACATCAGCAAGAAGGTTATTGCCGGATCCGGCGCGCCTCTGCTTCAGCTGTTCCGCGACATCGATGGTCCTACCACCATCGTTGCTGGTACGAAGATTGGCAGCTACATGAACAAGGTGACCGGCGACATCGTTCCCGTCGTTGTCCACCCCAACATGCCGGCCGGCACCATTCTGTTCTACACGCAGAATGTCCCGTATCCGATGAGCGGTGTTCCTTCGGTTGCGCGTATGCTCCTCCGCCAGGATTACTACCAGCTCGAGTGGCCTCTCAGCAGCCGTCGCTACGACTACGGCGTCTATTTTGACGGCGTACTCCAGCACTACGCTCCGTTCTCGATGGGTATCATCACCAACATCGGTAACGGTTAATTGTCGGTGGGCGGGGTTGCTGAGCTCCGCCCACTTACACCCAGAGGAGAATAAGCATGTCGAAATGGAAAGCACCTGAAGACGCTGGTCCCAGCGTGAGCATTGGTGGACAGACTTTCAACATCGTCAAAGGCGTGGTTGAACTGCCCAACGAAGGCGAGTACGCCAGCGCCCTCATCCCGTTCGGATACGAGCCAATTCCTGAGACCGTTGAAGACGACGGTGGCAAGTCAGCTCGCAAGAGCACCAAGAAAGAAGAGGACTAACACACCATGGCCAACGCAATAGACTTGACCACTTTGGCCAACGTCAAAGCGTGGCTTGGTTTGTCCAACAATAACACTGATGACGGGTTGCTTGACCGACTAATTACGTCGGCAAGTAACCTCATCATCGAGCTTCTCGACAGAGGTCTGAAGACGCAGACATACACAAACGAAGTTCACCATGGTAGTGGGACTACCGGATTGTGTCTTCGTCAGTACCCGGTGTCAGCTGTTGCTTCCGTCTCAATTGACGAAATTGTCTACACCACCGGGTTTACATTTGACGACAGGATCGTCTATCTGTCAGACAAAGTATTCACCAGCGGCAAGGCAAACATCAAGGTAACTTACACAGCAGGCTACGCGTCAGTGCCGTTTGGTATTGAACAAGCATGCGTTGAGTTGGTTGGTGTTATCTACCGCGAAAAAGAACGCATTGGCCACATCAGCAAGCAGCTTGGTGGCGAGACGGTAACCTTCAATGTGGCTGATTTGCCGTCGCGTATCAAAACGTCACTGCATCAGTGGATGAATGTGGTGCCGTCATGATTGATGGTTACGTCACAGGATCTGAGTCGGTCATCAGACAGTTTGATGCTATGCCTGGCAAGCTCCGTGTGCAGCTGAAGATTGCCATTACCCGTCTGGCGATCAAACTGCAAAAGCACGTCAAAGCTAACAAGCTTAGCGGACAAGTCCTGAACGTCAGGACAGGAACTTTGCGTCGCTCGATTGACCAGGTGGTTGTAGACCAAGGCGACAAGATCGTAGGCAAGGTGTCAACTAACGTCAGTTACGGACGGAAGCATGAGTATGGTTTCTCCGGAACAGAAACTATTGAAGCACACATGCGGGAAATCAAGCAGGTGTGGGGTCGGTCTATCACGCCTCGCAGCGTGCAGATACGAGTCCACACACGTACTGTTAATCTGCCTGAACGGTCTTTTCTCCGGTCTGCATTGAAGGATTTTGCTGAGACTGGCATCATCAGCACAGAAATAGAAGCTGCTGTGCGGAGGGCTGCAAAGTGAACCGCGAAGCCATCTACGCAGCGTTATTCGCACGCCTTACTGGAGCCTATCAGTGGCAGACTTCCTCACGTGTGTTGAAGCACTGGTCTGATGTCTCGGCTGGTCAGCAACCAGCTATGTTTATGGCTCAAGTTGGTGAACGTGCTGTCGTTCAAAGTCGCCAGCCAACACGCTGGTTTTTGGAAGTCAAGCTCTACCTTTATGCAACTTCTCAAACTCAAGCCAATGAGGTTCCAGCTACCACGCTGAACAACATGCTTGACGCGGTTGTTGCATCACTACAACCAGACCACTCTGCAGTAGATACCCAAACTTTGGGCGGTCTTGTTGAATACGCCCGCATTGAGGGCGACTTAATCACGGACGAGGGTCTACTCGGCGAACAGGCTGTCGCCATAGTCCCCATTATGATCTTAACAGCCGACTAAAAGGAGAATACCCATGGCTCAATACTCGTTTGGTGCCGGTCAGCTCTGGGGCATCCCCACGTCTGACGCATTCGGCAATGCGATCGCTGCAACTGTTGCATCACCAGTTCTGTTTGGTGTGCTTCAGGAAGTAAGCGTCGAAATCGACTTCGACAACAAGATGTTGTTTGGTCAGAACCAATTTCCTGTTGCGGTTGGACGCGGCAAGGGGAAGGTCGGAGCGAAGGCCAAGATGGCGCAGCTCAACGGCTCTCTCATCAACAGCCTGTTCTTCGGCCAGACAATGACGTCGGGGATCTACTCGACCGTCTATGACACGACCGGCTCAGTCATTCCAACCACTCCGTTCCAGACCACTCCAGTTGTGCCGTCGTCCGGTACGTGGGCCGTCGATTTGGGTGTCCGTGACTCGAACGGCATTCCGCTTGTTCGCGTTGCTTCTGCGCCTGCCACCGGTCAGTATTCGGTTACAGCCGGTGTCTACACCTTCAACATTGCTCAGCAGGGCAACACGGTGTTCATCAGCTTCCAGTACACTGCCACGTCGACTTCGGCAAAGCGGTCGACTGTGCAGAACGTCCCAATGGGATACGCACCTACGTTCCGCGCCGATTTGACGACGATCTACCAGGGCCGCAACTTCACGTTGACGTTCCCCACCTGCATTGCCTCGAAGTTGTCGTTTGCAACAAAGCTCGATGACTTCAACGTGCCTGACTTTGACTTCGATGTCTTTGCAGATGCGTCCGGCAACGTTATGACTTGGGCCACTACGGAGAATTGATTATGATTAAGGGGAAGGAAATCGAACTTGGCGGCAAGATGTATGTCGTGCCGCCACTTTCACTCAGCAAAGTGGAATACTACCAAGACCAGCTTGTCAACTTCACGGGAGGTCTCGATCCGAAGTCGGTAAAGCTGGTCTCGGAAGTAACGCATGCAGCTATCGCACGCAACTATCCTGACATGACCTTGGAGGAGGTTAAGGACATTCTGGATCTTGGAAACATGGTCGAGGTATTTCAGGCTGTTCTTCAGGTCTCAGGTTTTGTCATGAGTACAGACCAGGGGGAAGCGTAAGCCCCAGCAAAATAAGCTGGGGCGAGATCTACGCCCACTTGATTGCAAGCACCGGTTGGACTTGGGACTACATTGCCGACAACATGGACATACCGCGTCTAATGGAGTTGAAGGAGTATTGGTCAAAAAATCCTCCGCTGCACATGATGGTTAAAGGCTACCTGGGTTTGGGAAGCAAAGACAATGAAGAGGAAGAGCAGTCTAGCATAGCAGATATTATGGCAATGGCTCCACAGACTCCGGGATAGCATTATGAGTGAAGACAGTATCAATGTTAGGGTGGGAGCTGATGCGTCTGGCGTAAGCCAAGGGATGGCGCAAGCAACTGGCGCTGTGAAGAACGCTGTTGGACAGATGAGTGCCACTCTGTCTGAGCTAAAGGGTTCTTCAGCGTCTGCTATCGCTGCTGTGGTAGACGACCTTGGAAACAAGTTACCTGTTGCTGCTGTCCGTGCTAACAACGCTCTTCAGCAAGTTGGAGCATCCGCCGGCCAGAGCCGAATGGGCCTCCAAGTCCTCTCGTACCAGATAAGTGACGTTGCGACACAGTTCTCCATGGGTACTAATCCCATGATGATTTTTGCGCAACAGGGCAACCAAGTTGTTCAAGCAATAGCATTGATGCGCGGATCGGCAGGAGGCTTTGTTGGCTTCCTTGCCGGTCCGTGGGGTTCAGCCATTCTGGGTGCCGTGTCTATACTCGGAGTCATGTGGGCTGCCCACAGTAAGGCTGCCGACGCTCAAGACGAACAGACAGACGCGTCAAAAGACTTAAAGAAGGCAACAGACGAATTACGTTCTGCCACTGAGCGCGAAATCAGCACAACCCAGTCGTCTACTGCCTCCAACATCAGGCAGGCACAATCACTTCGCGACCGAGCTGTTGCTGCAAGGCAAGCTGCTGTAGCTGAATTGGAGTTGGCACGCGCTAAACTTTCAGCATCTACTATCGCAGCTTCTGGTTCAGCCGGTCAAGGTGTAGGTGGCGCCGCCGGTTCATTTATTGGTGGCCAGGCTTCAGTTGACCGCGCCAATGTCAACACCCTCAATGCCGAGATAGAACGCCAAAACAACCTCATTGCAAAGAACGAGCAGTCAATCCGTGCTGGACGAGGAGTTCAGATACAACAGGAGGTTGCTGAAGCTACTGACGCATCTGCGGCCGCAGCTGGTCGTTACGAAAGGCGCGTCTACGCTCTTACGCAAGCTCTCAGCGCAGGTCGCATGACCGAGCAGGCGTACAAAGAAGAAGTGCTCAAGGCGACGAACGCCAGAAACGCCGCTGAGGAGGCCGCCAAAAAGTCAGGTGGATCTAAAAAGACCGGAGGGTCAAAAAAGAGTGGCGGCGACAAGGACGAAATGTCCAAGTTCGAGGCGTTGCTGGCCTCACAACGAGTATCTCATGAGCGCATGAACCAACAGAACAACACGTTCTACGGGTTCAGCGAGCAGGCTGAGGCTTCATTCTGGCAGAACATTTTGTCTCAGCAGGGATTGTCGGCGGATCTACGCCTTCAAGTTGAACAGAAGTACTTGGCCGCCGCCAGTGCTGTGCGTCAAGAAGCATTCAGCGCGCAGATAAATGGTTTGCGTGATGAGCTCGACTTATTCCAGAACAACCAACAAACTCGCCTTGAGATAGCCACAGACATCGCCAACCAGATGAAGGAGAAGTATGGAGAAGCGTCCAACCAATACCTTCAGGCTCAAGATCAAGTCACCGCGATATCGCGTGCATCAGCCGCGCAGCAAAAAGCCATCAACAACGAAATCATGGCTTCCAATGAGCAGGCTGCTTATTCTGCGGTTGAGTACTCTCAGCGTCAAGCAGATCTTGAACTAGAGCTTGGTATCATCTCAAAGACAGAACGTATCCAACAGGAGGTTCAATTTGAGAATGAGCGTTTCAACATAGCGTCAAACAGTCTACAGGAAAAACTTGCTCTTATGGAGCAAGATCCTGATATGAACCCGATTGAATATCAGCGCATCAAGAACGAAATTCTTGAGATAGAACGTCAGCATCAGCTCAACGCCTATCAGTTGAGGTCCGAAGCTGCTTTGCAATCAAACCAAACGCAGTTCAACGCCATTAACGCCGTTAGCCAAGCGTGGGGAGACTCCATAGCAAAGACATTGATGGGCTTCCAATCATTCAGTCAAGGCGTGCGCGGTTTGTATATGGGGTTGGTGAATGCTATCACCCAGATGCTACAACAGATGATTGCCCAGTGGATAGCTAAGAAATTGGCGGCCTTAATTCTAGGCAAGGTGGCTTCTAAAGTCAACGCCATTAGTGAAATCACCGCACAAGCAGGTGTGGCTGGTGCTGCAGCCGTTGCGTCAACCGCAGCAATTCCGGTTGTAGGACCTCCAGCAGCGCCCGCTGCCGGTGCTGCCGCGTCAGCTGCCGCCTTGGCATTTCTACCAATGGTCGCGGCAGAGGGCGGTTGGGACGTTCCGGCCGGCGTCAATCCGATTACACAGCTCCACCAAAAAGAAATGGTTCTTCCAGCTGAGCAAGCTGACGTCATCCGCGATATGGCGGAAGGCGGAAGCGGTTCTGGCGGTTCTGGCGGTCCTGTCCACTTGCACCTTCACGGTGACGTTATCCACAACCCGACTCAGCTGCGTCAGTGGTTTGAGAAAAACCAATCGGCAGTATCCGCAGGCGTTAAACGATACGCTAGAAACGGAGGAAGCCTGTGACAACTCCTTATCTTCCATCAAGGTGGATCATCTCCGCAGCTGACCTCAGTGACGATCCGGATATTTTTCCGTTCTTGGCTGGTCAGTCGTTTATACAACTCAAAGCTCCTTTATGGAAGACAAACACTGAGACGTCTGTGTCAGGTGTAGAGCGTCGCCGTTCTCTGTGGTCGTACCCCATCTGGAAGTTTAAGGTCGCTTATGCGGTGCTGCGTGACGCGCCTGATAAACTTGAAATTCAGAAGATGTTTGCATTCTTTAATATGCACGCTGGTAGCTTCAAGGAGTTTTTCTATTACGACAGGACTGATAACTCCGCCACCAATCAATTTGTTGGTGTTGGCAACGGAATAAACACAACGTTTCAGTTGAACAGAACAATGTCTGTTGGTGGAATTACCTTCACAGAACCTGTCAGAGGTGTTAGCGGTGTACCAACAATTTACATCAATGGCACGCCAACAACCTTGTACACCATCGGTTCGCTAGGGTCTGTCATCTTTGCTTCTCCGCCAGCTGTTGGTGCTGTCATTACATGGACAGGCGACTTCTTTTTCCTGTGCAGGTTTACAAAAGACCAGTTTGATGCTATGCAAATGATGAACGGTTTGTGGTCTGGAAAAGGACTAGAGTTTCAGACGGTGAAGCAATGAAAAATATATCTTCCACTCTGCTTTCTTTACTCTCAACCGGCAGGTTTGTGAGCGCTGATCTGTGGACCATTACGCTTAACGGTGGGTCTGTTGTCCGTTGGACGTCACACGACCAGAGCTTGAGCTATAACGGCCAGACTTTTGTTAAAGGACCATTAATATCTAGGGGATCAATCTCTGAGAAGCGCGGTGTTGAGGTAGCTTCGCTTGAAGTTTCCATTACAGCGTTGGGACGACCAACATCAGGGATGCCAACGCTGGCACTCGATTTTACGGCCAGCGAAACACTTGATCCACGGATAACAATCAGTGGTGGCGCCAACGGAACACGTGTCAATTCGAGCGGCGTCATAGTGGCGGCGGCATCCGCCCCGCGCTTCGATTATGATCCGGTGACGGGCGAGAAACTTGGGCTGCTGATAGAAGAGGCTCGCACGAACCTCATGTTGGCCAGCCACACGGGCGCTGGCTGGACTTCAAACGGCGGTGACACCGTAACGGTCAACGCCTTGCTGGCACCAGATGGGACGACCTCAGCAACCAAGATCGAGGTTGCCTCTGGCACGACCAACCTTCGCAACAAGTCCTGCACGATAACAGCCAACTCGACCGTATCAGCCTCGATCTTCGTGAAAGCCGGGTCGGGGGGCACGTTCCAATCTGTCATAGCTTACGGTGCCTCCGGCTCTTGTGTCGCTTGGTTGAACACCGCTACCGGGGCAATGACCGGTCTATCGACCACGGGGTCTTACACGGCGGGATCAACCAAGGCTTTCCAATACAAAAATGGCTGGTGGCGGGTGGTTATCACGGTCACCACCGCGACCGACACCACCTTGACGTTGGAGACGGATCAAGCCACCGCCTCCGGAAACTACACATCGGCAGTCGGTCACTTCTTCTATTCGTGGGGCGGTCAGGTCGAGAAGGGCGCCTTCGCCACCTCCCTTATTCCGACGACCGGCGCGACCGTCACCCGCACCCGCGATCTCCCCACGATGGTTGCGCCAAATGTGGCTCCTTGGATCAATTCAACCCAAGGGACGTTCGTTATCACTGCAGACCTTCCGGCCAGCGGTGTGCTTAGTCCGTTTATCGGGTTCAACGCTTCCGCCCGCTCGGCTGGTGTCTATTTCGACAACAAGGGTTATGCCGGCGTCATCTTCACTGGCGATGCCTCGACCGCCAACACCACCACGCGCCCCGGCAAGACCAAAATTGCGTTCGGTTGGTCATCTGTGTACGCAGCTAGAGTGTCAATGAATGGTGGAACTGTTGCAGCCGGCACAAATACGTCTGGCGTAGGAGCAACCTCGATCCAGCTGGGCCACACGGTCACGGTCTACACCTTGAACGGGCACCTCAAGCAGGTCGTTTACTACCCCACGTTGAAGTCTGACTTTGAGTTGAAGGCACTTTCAGATCCTACCGCGGCTGTTGATATGGGCGTCGTCAACTTTGATACCATCAACTCAACTGATATTATACCGTTCATCGCTAAGCACGGCTTCGACGGCGCAACAATAAAGCTCGAGCGAGCATACGCGCCTGACTGGTCGCAGAGCATTACAGGAACGGTTATCAGGTTTGCCGGCAAAGTCACATCTGTGCACTCTATACAAGGTGCGACTGCAAACCTGTCAGTGTCTTCTTGGTTGGTCCTCCTTAATACAAAGGCACCTAGAAACCTTTACCAGTCAGGGTGTTTGAGAACACTTTATGATGCTGGTTGCGGGCTGAACCCGGCTAGCTTTAGTGCGGCTGGGACCGTGACATTAGCTGGAACAGGATCATTTAAATGCGGTCTAACAACCGCTGGCTACTACTCACAAGGCCGTGTCGTGTTTACTAGCGGAGCCAACAACGGTATTTCTCGGACAGTGAAGTACAACGCGGCTGATGGAACCTTTACACTCGTCAATCCGCTTCCCGCACAGGCTTCTATCGGTGATACATTTACCGCATACGCCGGCTGTGACTTGGCTAAAGGCACGTGCTCCACCAAGTTCAACAACCTGATCAAATTCAAGGGAACACCATTTGTTCCTGTGCCAACCACATCATTGGGGTCGGCTAATACGACCACCACTTCAGGGGGCAAGGGCTGATGAGCACGAGAGAAGCCATTGTCGCAGAGGCTCTGTCATGGGAGGGTACGCCGTACCACCCGCACGCCTGGATTAAGGGCGTCGGTGTCGATTGCGCTATGCTGCCTGCTGCAGTCTACCACGCTGTCGGCTTGATACCAGAGATAAAGCCAAACTACACTCAAGATTGGATGCTCCACCGCGATGAGGAAACCTTCCTCGGCTTTGTGACGCCGTACGCCACTGAGATAGGCGTTGAAGACGTGAAGCCTGGCGACTTTGTTATTTGGAAGTTTGGCAGAACGTTCAGCCACTCTGCAATCATCTTGGATTATCCTGATATAATACATGCCGTCGTTAAAGGGTCGGCGGTAGTCCGTGCAAACATGGATCTTGAAAGTGACTTGATCGGTAGGCAACGTAAGTTCTTCACTTTGTTTGGTGGGATCTAAAGATGGCCGGTTCTACAACCATCACAGAAACAGCACTAGCTGGACTTCAGATACAAACGTCTCTGTTGGGGCAGCCCATACCAATTGGGTGGGGACGAACTCGTGTCAGCTGCAACCTGATAGACTACGTTGGTTTCAAGGCAATACCCAAGACGACAAAGTCAGGCGGCAAAGGCGGTGGTGTAACGTCTACCACATACACCTACACTGCATCGATTATAATGTCGCTTGCAGAGGGTCCCATACAAGGCGTAAGAACAATCTACCGCGACAGCTCCGTTATGACCAATGGTTCAACAACAGCTCTCGCACAGGCAGGACTTAGCTTGGCCGTAGGTTCGTTGACGCAAGCTGCTTGGGGTTACATGACGTCGCTCTACCCAACCCACGCTCTTGGGTATTCTTCACTGGCGTACGTCTATGCTCAAGATTATCCATTGGGCAACGGTGCTTCACTACCCAACCACGGTTTCGAAGTAGACTTCGCCGTCCAAGAACCAGGTCTTCCCGATGCTGATCCTAGCGAAATCATCACAGATTTTCTGACCAACGTTAGCTACGGTGTTACCGGCTGGACGGCAGGACTTATAGGTGACTTCTCTGATTGGTCGCTTTACTGTAGGGCCTGTAACCTTTTGCTTTCACCGCTGTTGGACTCGTCGTCAAGCGGAAGCGGTTTTCTGCGTCGTATATCTGAGCAGACCAACAGTGACTTCTTTTGGTCTGAAGGTCTGCTCAAAGTCAAACCTTACGGTGACTCTGTTATGTCTGCCAACTCAGTTAGCTGGACTCCAAACCTCACGCCCATATATGATCTGACTGAAGATGACTTCCTGAGAGAGGTCCAGTTGGAAATTATCAACCAGTCTGACGCGTACAATTACACTCAGTTGGAGTATCTTGACAGGCTCAACCAGTACCAACCCGCTGTGGCTACCGCACAGGACTTGGACAACATTGTCAACTTCGGCCTCCGCAAGCAGGACGTAGAACAATTCCACGATATATGTGACGCAAACATTGCGCAGCAGGTTGTGCAGCTAAGGCTTCAACGCAAACTGTACATTCGTGACAGATATGTCTTTGACCTGCCTGAAGACTTTGTTGGCATCGAGCCGATGGACTACGTTACTCTGTCGACATCTGTTGACGGTATGGTTCTCAATCGTCAGTTGGTTATCATAGAGCAGATAGACGAAAACCCTGATGGTACGTTGTCTATGACTGCTATGGGTGTTCCAGGACAGACAGCTTCCGCCGCTCAGTACGCTTCTCACAGTTCAGGTGGGTATCAGCCAGCTGTTGATGTAGATCCTGGCAACGTAATATCACCAATACTCTTCAACGCCCCCACCTCGCTGTCTACCCAGACACACGAAGTCTGGTGCGCTGCGTGCGGTGGCGCAAACTGGGGTGGTGCTGAAGTCTGGATAAGCGTTGATGACATAAGCTATTCACGCGTTGGAACCATTTCCTCTCCAGCCAGGTATGGACAGCTCACGGCTACACTTCCGTTGGTTGCAGACCCTGATAATACAAGCACATTGTCAGTCGACATAGTCAGCACTGAAGTTACGATAGCACCCGTCACCACAGCTGAGGCAGACGCAGGTGCAACACTGTGCTTGGTTGGCGGGATTGAGATACTCTCGTATGCTAACGCGTCACTGACTTCGCCAACAAACTACAACTTGTCGTACTTGAGGAGAGGTCAGCGGGGAACTCCTGTTGTAGCCCACTCGAGTGGTGCGCAATTCATCCGTCTCGACGAGTCGATATTCAAGTTCGCCTATGACCCGGAGAATTCAAGCTCCACAATATATGTTAAGTTCCGCAGTTTCAACTACTACGGGCGTGGACTTCAAGACATTGAGGGTCTTGTTCCGTACACAATTAGTCTAGCGCCACTTACATCTTTGCCGCTAACCCCAGTGGGCTTGACTACTTCAGGCGGTGGTTCCACTTGGACCGGCAACGTTCTTTCTGTATTGTGCCAAGCGTCAAACAGAGCAACCTACTACACGTTTGACTTCTACAAGTCAGATGGAACGACGTTCATTCGCTCTATTATCAGTACCACTCCTACGGCAAACTATACGTCTGCCATGTCTATCGGAGACGGACAACAGAGAGCATATAAGGTCCAGGCGAAGGCAAGCAACGACTCAGGTTCAAGTTCGTATAGCAGCTTTATATCCGTGACAAACGACGCACCTCTTGGGGTTGCAAGCCCAGCAGTTGCTGGTGGCACCACGTCCGCTAATGCTACATGCACGGCGTCTCCTAGCAGCGACCTCGGTGGCTATATCATGTTCTATTCTTCAACGGCTGGATTTGATCCAGCCACGTCTGGCGGCACTGCACTAAGTGGTGTCAACTCAATATATGTTTATGGCGTACCAGCTGGAACCTACTACTGCAGGATTGCGGCGTATGACGCGTGGTCGTCAAATCCAAACTTCCTGAACATGTCGCCTGAAATGAGTTTTGTCATTTCAACAGGCGGAGGTTCAACACCTACAGGTGGCGGTATCACCGGCGGCGGATACGACGGATACTGCGTTGAAGAGACAAGCATGATCTTGTTGGCAAACCCGTATCGCACTGGACCGGGTAAAGAGATCCAAGCAAGGTTTGTCAGATCCGGTGATTGGGTGTGGACTAATCACGAACACCTGATGACGTGGGGAGCCTTTAACGTGTCCCACGTTGTGAGGGCCGTTGCTGAAACAAAGGTCTGCTGGCTTCCAGGTTGGCGCAAGCCCATCAGAGCTACCTCCAATCACAGGTTCAGACTTTTCTCTGGGTTGCTTGGAAGGCATGCTCCTTGGGTTAAGGCAAAATTCTTTGGTGCAGACGGTGGTTTGAGAACGGTAGTCAAGATCACTGTGGACGATGCTCACACATATATTAGCGATGGTGTGCTTAGCCATAACATCAAGCAGATCTTATAGGAGGATGTAATGCAATACGTTGAATACACCATTGCAAGAGCAGACACAGGCGCGGTTCTTCCGTACGCAATTGTGACAGTCTATCTGTCAGACGGCGTGACGCTGGCAACGATCTACAACTCGACGGGACTATCTGTGATAGCAAACCCGCAGACCGCCACTATAAACGGGATGGTTGGTTTTTCGGCACCAAACAATACCTACATCATCAAGGCTACGTCAGCAGATCTTGTGTACACTGTTCCGAATATCCGCGTTCAGGTCTATGATCTGAGCAACCTTACGGCCGACAACTATGTAACTCCTGAGCAGTACTCGGGTGTTGGTAACGGAGTCGCTAACGATACCACACCTCTCGTCACAGCTATTGCCACTGGCAAAAACGTGTATCTTGCTGGAACCTACCTCCACACCACGTCACTGACGATGGCAAATAACAACCAACGTATCTACGGCCCAGGAGCATTGAAAACATCTGGAGCCATAGATGGCATCATCGTCAACGGCGGCGTCAATGGGGTTGAGATAGCAATCAACGTAAACTCGCCTGGACAAACTGCTGGGTACGCTGTGAAGCTATCTAACGCGTCCCGTGTCAACATCCAAAAGCTTAACATCATCGATGCTTACGGTGGTCTGTACGCTGAGGAGTTCAACTCTGTTCAAGTTGATTTTCTGTGGGCAACTACACGCGGCCCTGGGATCAAGCTCTATGGCGACAACACCAAGTTATCTGATATCATCCACTTTGAACGTGCTGTCATAGATCCAGGTTCTGGGTTCTACGGGTTTGATTGGGATGGCGCAGTCCACACCGTGACCGGTAGAATTGGGGTCATTGGCGGTAAGGGCAACATCATCCGCAACGTATCTGGCGGCACACGGCTCCCGGCAATCGGACGTGTTGTTCTTGAGAGTGACTACTCTGAGGCTGACGGTATTCGCGTTGACGCTGGGCAGGATCTAGACTTCACTGACGCCTACGCTCTCGGAGCTGTCGGCTCAGGTCTCTATGTCGGTGCTGCAGTTGCTGCAAGAGATGTTCGCGTTGCCGGCGGCAAGTATGAGGGCAACACCCGCTACGGCATAGAAAACCTGGGTGGCGCCATCTTGTTTGCTGGTAACACGAGGGTTATAGCTAACACGCTAGGCCAGACAACTGGCTTGATCTGGACCGAGGCTTACAGGTTTGTCCTCGATGGAAGTGGTTACATAGCTCTTTCCAGCGGGAACCCGCTGATTGCGTTTGACACCAATGACTTCATGTCGTACAACAGGACCACAAACAGCCTTACTGTCACAATTGGGTCCGTGGTAAAATCAACCATCGACTCCAACGGAACGACGTCTGATAGGTTCAACCTTGACGGGACAGCGTACTGGACTTTGTCGTCTGGAAACCCACTGTTTGTGTTTGACGCCACTGACTATATGGCATACGACAGAACCTCAAATGGTTTGACCACCTACATTGGTGGTGTTATAAAGCTGACAGTCAATTCCAACGGCGTCACGTCAGACAGGTTTAATGTCGACACCAACTTCTATTCGACGTTGGTAACAAGCAACCCGCGCACTTTGTTTGATGCCAATGACTACCTGTCGTATGATAGGACAGGAAACTCGCTAACACTGACCATCAACAGTGCTGCAGCGTTCCAAGCATCAAGCTCTGGGTTTGGATACCCTGTCGGGTCTGGGGGCGTTGTCACTCAGATAACAAGTAGGGCCACAGGCGTTACGTTGAACAAACCCAGCGGTGCAATCACTCTGGTCTCTGCGGCAGGCAGCGCGACTTGGAATACCTTTACTGTCACAAACAGCAACGTTGCGGTGACAGACCTGGTTGATGTATGCCAAAAATCAGGTGCAGACAAATACCGTATACATGTTACAAAAGTACTTGCTGGAAGTTTTGATGTAACGTTCGCAACAACAGGTGGCACAACTACTGAGCAACCTGTTTTCAACTTCGTAGTCACCAAAGGTTCCAGTTCTTAAAGAGTGTTTGGGGAAACGTAAAAATGGACGATATTAATCTAAGAGACAGCATACCTTGGTTGCTGACAGGAGGCGCTGGAATGATAGGAAGACTCATGTACCACGCAAAACAAGTTCAGATGGGCAGAAAAAAGCCGCTGACTTGGGCTTTGATTCTCGACGTACCGATTGCTCTTGGAACCGGGTGGATAGCTCTGGGTCTGTGCACGTGGTTCAACGTTCAGTGGGAGGTCACCATCTCCACCGCAATTGTGGTTGGTTACCTTGGACCGTACGGCATCGACACTGTTTTTGCCAAGTGGTCTGATTGGAAGTTTGGATCTAAGGAGAAGACCAATGAGGAAAATTGATAAGATCGTCATCCACTGTTCTGCAACTCGAGAGGGCCAACCGCACACGGCAGCAGACATTGATCGTTGGCACAAGGCTCAGGGGTGGAACGGTATCGGGTACCACCACGTTGTGATGCTTGACGGCACAGTTCAGAAGGGCCGCGATGAAGAAGTTGCAGGCAGCCACGTCAAGGGTTTTAATGCCAACAGCATTGGTGTAGTATACATCGGCGGACTGGCGTCCAACGGTGTTACGCCAAAGGACACGCGGACCGACGCTCAGAAGACAGCTTTGGCCAAGTTGATCAAAGCCCTCAAGGCTAAGTATCCAGGTTCAAAAGTCATGGGTCACCGTGATTTGTCACCTGACAAGGACAAGGACGGTGTTGTCGAGCCCCACGAATGGTTGAAGGCTTGCCCATCGTTTGACGTAGCTTCCTGGCTGAAGGATGTGGGTATCTGACCGCCCATTATTGGTCAAACAACGACGAAGGAGAATAGAAATGACTGGTGAACAGTTTGGAGGTATCGTCCGCGCAATCTTGAGCGCAGTTGGTGGTTTTGTCATTGGCAAGGGTATTGCCGATGCTGAAACTGTTTTGGCCGTCACTGGCGCGCTGACGACAATTGCCGTTGCGTTCTGGTCTGCCAAGACCAACAAGCCCGCAACCCCCTGATGGGCTTGATACGTTCGTTGTTTGGTGCCCTAGCCAGCTTTTTTGGTTGGCTAGGGGACCGGCAACTTCTCGAGGCTGGCAAAGCCGTGCAAGCCAACGAAGAGATAAAGGAGGTAGAAGCCCGTGTTGAAAAAGCAGAAGCTGCTGTTGCTACTCCTGACCCTGTCCGTGACGAGCGCCTGCGGAACAGGTTCGACCGTAGCCGCGGTAAGTGATTACTGCCGCATTGCGAAACCCATTTCGTATGACGGCGTTGGTGACTCTCCTGAGACAGTGAAGGCTGTTGAGGAACATAACTCTAAGTGGGCCTGCGTTTGCGAGAATGACTGCCCCACCAAACCACCTGCGGGTTAAGCTGGACAACCCACGGCAAGCGCTTTCCTTCCCCCTAGCGCTTGGAATAACCAGCAAAAACCTGACCCTCGGCCGGCCGGTTACTCCTCCCGCTAGTTGGCCGAGGGTCTTGTATTATCGAACTCGGTTATTCGTCTGCTGTCATCGGTTCTATGCGATCAATGTTTCTATGTGGGTTACCTTAGCCTAACGATGATCGCGTGGAACCCGTCTCCCTACGGGTCTAGGTAAATTGATGCCAAGTGCGTCTTGCTGACTCCCAAAGCTCCTGAGCCTCGGGGTGGGGGTACTGCTCGAGGAACACAATTTTATAGCAGCTAGTGTTGAGCAGCAACTTGGTGCAGGTCATGCATGGAGACGCTGTGATGTAAGCCACATCGATAGACCATGGGTCTCTGCACTGGAGCAGAGCGTTCTGTTCAGCATGCAGAGCATGGCAGCCGTCAAGGTTTGTTCCACTGGCGGCATGAGCTCCTGGGCAAGCATGCGGGTGGCCGAATGGGTCGTCCGTAAAAGGAACGTGGTCTGGCCCAGCTTGGCTGACACGTCCAACCTCATTGCAGTGCGACATACCAGACGCCACCCCGTTGTAGCCAGTGGATAACACGTGTCCACGACCGTTCAACAGGACGCAGCCCACCTGACGGCGAAGACATGTCCCCCGTTGTGCCGTGAGCTGAGCCATCTGCATGGCCCACGCGTCTCTAGTCAATCTCGACATCGTTGTCTCCATAAATAAAGTCACTTGGTTGATGGTCCTCAAACCAACGAACAGGATCTCCGCGCTTAGACTTCCTTAGGAAGTCGAGGATCTCGAGGATCTCGATGTTCGGGTCTATGAACTGAGTTGGCAGAGACCACCCCATCTCAACTGGCATAAGACACTTGTTAGCTAAGCGCCAGTGCTGTTCGTATATGTGGCTACTGACCATCGTCAAGTACTGAGTCCCAAGCTCTATGTAGACACCTGGAAGCCGGCCGCGGTTTAACTCCTTGACCACTGCGGCAGCGATCATAGTGAAGTTAAACGCATCGTACGGCAGACCAAGCCACGCGTCAGATGAGCGCATGAAGACGTGAGCATGGAGCTTGCCGCCACGAATGTTGAAGAACAGTGCTATAGTGCACGGAACGTCCTTCGTCTTCGGTGGACTCTCGCGCCAGATTGTCATGCCCGCCTGACGCGACTGAGGGTCTTCCATCAACTTGCTGACCACGTACTGAAACTGCCCACAGACCTTTGGACCATAGGCACCGAAGAACGTTTCCCCGTCATCACTGAATTGACCGATGTGGCGGTTGTAGTCCTTGATGCCTTCAACCGTGTCGTCCCCACTGAGGATCCAATAGGCTTCACCACCGAGGAACGGCACATGAAGGTTTCGCTCTGGGACTGTGATGACTGGCCAACGCATGTCGAACGATATTGTATGCTGAGGCAGCTCTAATGTTTTCACCCCACGCGGGCTAACCTGACGCCCGTTGAACATCAGATCCTTCAGAAGACGTTGCCATGCTTCCGTCAATGACAGAGCGGATGAGACGGCCAAGGTTGTATTGGTCATAGGTTTTTTCCCTCATTTGTTGTTTCGGATCACGAACGACTGAATAGTTGAGACATGCGTTGTCAAGAGCTTTAGCGGCTACCGCTCCAAAAGCAATATAGTGATTTGCAGAGATTGAAGCATCGAGAAGCTGAAGGTCAAAGTCGGCGTTGGCCCAACAGATCTCGTTTTCTCTGACCTTGGACGCCTCCAGATAGTATGACAACCAGTGACTACTCCCAGCCGCCAACGGGGTGAACGGATACTGTTGCCAAAGATCATGGTCTCCGCGTTCACTGAAGTTCTCTCCGACCAGACACACCTTGGCTAATCTGTTGCCGACAGTGGGGATGCGTAAATCATGGGCGGCTGTTGATGGCCCATCGCTGAACCTGCAACTCTCATGAGACTCAGAAGGCGTGTACAGATCGTAGTTGTGCTTTGTTCTGTCAAACACGCAAAACGGAAGGTGTGTCTGGGAATAGTCTACCTGAGCGTCGTATGCCCTGTAAACTGCTTCGAGTTGTTCCTCTCGCTCCAGCATCTCTTCGCCCCTGCGAGAACGAAACGTCTCCATGCAAGCGTGAAGACCTGGAAGACAGTAGACCACTCGAGCCTTGCATCTCATTACAACCCGCTCCAATATCCGCTGTGCTGCTGTGTCTACCCTCAGCGTCTGATTGGGACGGAAGACAGAACCATACGGATGCTCAGACAACCAGCTGCGGTCAAAGACGACATTATGGTATCCGTGAAGGGCAGGGAGCATGGCTTCAAGATACATTCTCGGCAACCCCCGCCACGTGACCCTTGGCAGCGACGGGAAGTGGACATACCGAGCGTTGGTCGCTTCTGCGTAAGCCTTGGCGGCGGTGGACTTGCCACCACCGTCAGGACCTTCGAAGATTGTCAGTTCACAACTGATTGTCATCGACTGCTCTTTCTTCGCCGGGATACCCACAGTAACCTGCATCGTTGAGGAACATTAAACCCTGCGGCGGTATCCAACCGTCTGGCTTGCACACGTCGACTTTATGGCCCCTGTGTGTCTCACCTCGAACCTTGTCCATGTTGGCGCGGTGCACATCCTTCCACAACTTCTTCCACGGCAGGCCCATCATGACGGCCGTACCAAGAGCGAAGTATACAAGGTCAACCAGTGCATCAGCCTGTTGCTCAAGGTCTTGGCCGGCGCATGCAGCGTCAAACTCATCAAGTTCTTCTTGCATGCATTCAATGCGCTCGGTTAGCTTACGCTTTGTCAAGTGCGATGGAATATCTAAAACAATGAGTCCGAACTTTTGGTGAAACTCTCTGACATCGTTGAACATGCTCATGCTGGCCTCCTGCAAACCCACAGGTTGTTGCGAGCATTGTCCGGGTAGAGTGGACCAAAGATATTGCTGATGGCGTCGTTGTCAAAGTATTCAGCCAACGCCTTAGCTACCTGCTTCACGGCCTTTGGATCAACGCGGTCAGTCTCGACCTTGCCGATGTGCTTGATGTCCATGAACGTGCCGAACCTGCGGTCGACGCTGAACCCAGCCTTGATGACAGCCTTCTCAAGCTCAGGCACGGTGTATTCATGGATGTGGTTGGCTGCATGACGCACGCCGTCGTAGACGGGGGTGGACATAAGCATCACGCCACCAGGACGCAACGATGCGAAGCATGCCTTGAGCATCTTGGCGCCAAGATCGACGCGCATGTGCTCGATGACTTCAAGATGGACAACGACGTCGAACCCACCTGGACGCAGCTTCATCAACTCCTTCTGGCGTTCAACGAAATTGAACTCGCCGAGGAATGTCAGGCGTTGACTCCCAGACTCCTTGAGCTTGTTAAGGTCAACACCAACGTAGGTATCAACACGTGCCGAGGCTCCGCCCGTCAAGATCTTGCTGAGAGGCTTGTCTTCGCCGCACCCAACCTCGAGGACATGGTCCTTCGGTGTGATGAACCGTCGTGCAAACGACCAACGCCAGAAGTGCGCCGAGTAGTCGCGGTGGAGTGACTTGCCATGTTGCGTAGCATGAAGCTGAGTTGTGTCATACTCACGGTCGTCGCGGGTCTTTTCTCTACGTTCCATTGTCTTCCTTCCTTCCTTCCATGATAATTGGGAGCGGAGTACGATCTACTCCGCTCCCTTGTTCCCCGTCACCCTCAGCTCACTTCTTGGCTTCAGGCGGGTTGCTGCCGTCCTTGCGGAGCTGGTTGCGGTACCAACCGACGTAGCTGCGCTTCGAGTCATCGAGTCCGAATTCCTTCTGGACAGCCTCGAAGATCTTGTCGTCAGTGGACTTGCCGGCCATGATCAGTTCCTTGAACCGACTTGCGGCCGACGGCCTGCGCTCCTTGGGACCTTCGGCCGCGCGCTTCGCCTTCTTTTCTTCATTCAACGCCTTCAGCTTTGCGAGGTTGGCAACCTTCTTTGCCTCTTTTTCCTCGGCAGTCTGCGTCACGCGCTTGGTTGGTGCAGCAGCCTTCGCAGCATCAGCGCCCTTCTTGCCGGCGTTGTCTTCAACAGCCTTCTTTCTGTCTGCCATTGCTTTGGCAGCCGGTTTTGCAACCTGTGTCATTCGATAAAACTCCTCTTCGGTAATACTGGTAAATCGGCGCAGTACCCGGGCCGCATCGGGATCAGCTCCACAGTGGAGCGAATAGGCTTTGAGGATCTCGGCGTAAGCCTTTGGATCCTCTTTGGTGGGGAATACATGAACGTCCCACCACGTCTCGGCCATAACAGAGAGGCCAAGTCGTCTGTCGTCTTCTCTGTAAAGAACGCCTAAATCACCATCTGAGTGTGATACCACTAAGATAAGGTGGTCCGTGAGAACCTCACGGCAAACAACTGGAACAGAAATTTTCTTCATACAACCCTCAGCGCGGATAATAGATTATACTATCACTATCATCGGCCGTTGTAAACAATTAAATTAGGCACGTCGCATCTTTTTAACGAGTTTCAATCCCTCAAACAATGCGTTCTGGCCCTTCTTCTTGGACTTCAACGCCCAATATACTGCCTCATCAATTGTGCCAGCTACAACCAGGTGGTAAACGAATACTCTGTCAGCAGTATTGCCTTGACGGTGGACGCGCTTGATGAACTGGTCGTATAGTTCAAAGTCCCACGTCAAGCTGAACCAGACCACGTGGCTGCACATGCCTGATTGAAGGTTGAGACCGTGTCCCATAGATGCAGGATGGCCAAGTAACATTGGCAGCTTGCTTTGGTTCCACTGGTCAACAATCTCGTTAGCGCGTTTGTCAGTCACGCCGCCGCCGATGTATGGCACATCGCCGAACCTTTGTTGAATATGGGCGAGGTCGTGTTGGAAGTCGTAGCCAACAAGCAGAGGTTTTCCTTGCAGTCCGTCAACCAACTCTTCCAAAGCATCGAGCTTGGCGTCGTGGGTCTCTGCCCAAGTGCGTTTGCCTATCCTGTGTATCTTTTTGTTCTTTCCGACATCAACACCCTCGTCAAGATAAACACCTCCGTTGACTACCTGACGGCACTTTGATGACGCCACAGCCGCGTTGGCCGCTGTAATGAACCCGTCGTCCATCTTGGTAATGAGGTGGGCTTCCAACTCATCGTACATGCGATACGCAGACTGCGGGAGACTAATATCAATTGTCTGGTCGACCAACAACGGCAGGTCAAGGTGCTCAGACCCGATGCGCATAACAAGCGGAGCCATAGCTTTGTAGATCAATTCCTCTGCGCCCTCCTTAGGGGTCCAACTGAAGCCGTCCCACCCAGGCACGAAATACTTGGATCTGTAGTGGGTGACGTATGGGCCCAAAGCATTGCCCATGTCAAGGACGTATGCTTGCCCAAACAAATCCATCAGTCCGTTAGAAGCAGGTGAACCGGTCAAGCCCCACCGACGGCGGAATGAACTAAGGACTTGCTTCAGTGTCTTGAACCGTTGCGTCTGACTGTGTTTGAACTTCGACAACTCGTCTACAACCAAGGTGTCGAACCCCAAAGCCTTTAACCTCTTCATGTTGACAATTGGTTGCTTCTTACCGCTAGCTGACATTGTCTTTGTCACCCCGAACAACCAATCAAGCCCCTCTGGGTTGATGACGTAGATGTCGGCCTCGCGTTCCAGAGCAGCGTCTTTGCCAGGTCCGTGGAGGATCTCAATAGTCAGGTGGTTAAAGTCTTTCCACTTCTGGATCTCCTTTGGCCAAACCTCGTAACAGACTCTGCGTGGCGCCACAATCAAGATCTTAGATGCGTGTCCTCCCTTCAGCAATATCGATATTGCGCCAAGAGTCATGCTGGTCTTGCCGACGCCTGGGTCAGCGAACAGTGCGGCGCACGCGTGCTCCAGCAGCCATTTGACCCCTGCCTTTTGAAACTTGTGCGGCTTCCACTGCTCGGGCAACCGCGCGAAAAGCTCCCTCTGTCGTGTCATGGACCTCAATGTCATAGCCCCATTCCTTCAATTTGTTGTGTCTGTACGCTTGGAGAGGCTCAGACTCAGTGCCTGGGCGTTTGAATTCTATAAACAACGGTTTGCCTCCAGGAATGAAGAACAAGCGGTCAGGCCAACCGCGGTTCCCACGCAAGTTGAGCTTGAGGCTGTCAACCCCAAGCTCAGCCTTGATCTTCCTACAGGCGGCAGCTTCAATGCTGCTTTCAAGCCGACGCGCCATCTACCAAGTTCGTGCGGTTGCCCATTAGCTCAAAGATCTTGATGGCGTGGTCTGCCTGTGTGCGAGCGTCATCAAGCGCGTTGTGGTATGTGCCACTGCGTCCGACCTTGATGTGCGGAGCAAGGTTTTTGAGCGTTCGGAAACAACGATTGTTCCAGAAGTCCCACGGCATCTGCACGCCGGCCGCCTGGTAGCACAGGCAGAGGATGGCGTTGTCGAAGTCTGCCCCGTTGCCCCAGATGCGGATCTTCTTAGCTGGACCGAACGACGTCAGGTAGAGATTGAGGTCGAGCAGCGCGTCCTTGAGGGTCAACGCCGCCTTGGCCTCCGACTCTACCAGCACGATCTGGGCGGCGTCGCTTTGCTTGCCCCACCACGCCATCGTCTCCGGGTCTTCGTGGAGCTTGGCCTTCTTGCACGACGCGCGGCTGACGACCCGATAGAAGCCGTCCTCATCGATGGTCTGCTCGACCGGATCGAAGGCCACAGCACCGATGGAGAGGATTGCACAACCAGGCTTGTTGCCCCTGGTCTCTAGATCTATCATTATGTCAAGCATTAATCATATCCTCCAGGTATTGCGCGAGCATGGCTTGGTCCTTTCGAGCAGGGCGCGGGCTGCTTTGAAAGCATCCTGCACGTGGATCATGTCTTGCGGCTCGCCATCCCAATCCATGTATATCACGCCAAGCGAGGCCATGCAGGCTTGAAGCCCAGCCTCCAACTCCGCCACGCGCGCAAGGGCTGCATCGCGTTCGGCGGTGAGGGACTGAAACCCGGTGGAAGGTTCGAGCAGCGCGCAGAGAGTCTCGGCTTCTGGCAACAGGCGAATGTAATCAAGTTCGTTTGCCGTTAGTTCTTCAAGGCTGGCGGCGATGCTTCGGGCTTTCCGCTCCACCAGATCACCCGTCTCCGCGTCCGGCTGGCTTATGTCAGAAACAGACACGCTTTCTGCATTAAACGGTTTGCTTAAATGAAATGGCTTAAACGACCACTTGCGTATAAATTGCTCATCGCCGGACCATTGAATATAGATCGTGCGCGGTTCGTCTAGCAGCTTAACGTCCATTGTCGGTCCCCTTGATGGCGTTGATTGCGGCGCGGAAATGTGAAATTGCAGGGTCAACGTGGCCGCTGTAGTCTCGTGAAAAATCATCAAACGACTGCGACCAATCCAGCTCATCAAGGCGGTCCAAGAGAAATTGTCCAGACGAAGCCACCCGCTCAACCATCGCCTCATCGGCAACGGGCTGGCGTAGTGCTTTCGCAGCCGCCCCGATCAGAAATATGGTGTTGGCCGTTTTTCCCGGCGCATCCAACTCGGTCCATGCTTCAAGCTGCTTGACCAGCCATTCGCGATAGGCTGGACCGGGCTTAAGTTCTTCCGTCATTTACCGGACTCCCGTAGTGCTGCGATGATGGTGGCGAGGTTGTTCTGAAGTTTGACGATCAGAGCGCCGTTAGCATCCCGATGCTCCTTTGACGGTCCCCACTCGCCCCCTTGGTAGGAGTCCAGTTCTCCGATATGTCCATGCCCAGGGTGTAGCAACAAAACTGCCGTTTTGCTTTTGTTGTGCCTTGCACACCACGGTCCCGGCGTTGCATCCTTTACCAGCCGTTCGAGTTCATCGGATAGGGTCATGGCTTATCTCCAAACAGAAAAACGCCCATTTTCTTTTCGGTGGTGGCAACGTCTTTCACACCACACTCAAAGCAAATTTCTTCGCCATTGGGGCCGTAGGGGCGGGTTTCGTTATGTTCTCCGCATAGCTGGCAAAAGCCCTTACGTTCGGCTTCAATCAGGAACGGACCGCTCATGCGCCTTCCCCCTTCAATGCCGAGCGGATCCCGCCAAAACACCAAGGCGTATCTTTATCATACAGCATGGTCACGACCCGCCCAATCGCCTCATCACTCGGTTCCGCCGCCGCGACCTCGCGGGCGATGATGGCGCGGATTGCGGCAATCTGCATATCAGGATAGTGCCAAGCTTTCGCTGCCTCATAGCACTCCCGCGCCGCCAGCGTCAGCCGGTCGGGTGCTGGCTTGGGGAGGTAGGGGGCGGTTAGTTCTTCCAACGCGTGATAGGGCGGCGGCTGTGGGATGCGATGGGTCATCTCTGCCACCTTGGCCAGCACTTGTTCTGCGGTTTTAGTCATTGTATACGTCCTTCTGCTTAGATTCATACGCAGGAACAGTCCGTCCGTTGCGCTGAACCACCGCACCAGATCGAGGATCTTCACGAGGCTTAAACCGTCGTGAGAAGTGATTGGTAAAAGGCCGTCTCATGATTGACCCACAATCCGTCCCGTGATATAACCGACAGCAAAGCCGACAAAGAACGCAATTGCGGTAAATTCCAGCCACATAAAAGTCTGTTCTGCAGTCACTTCAAATACTCCTCAGTGTTGATAGATTTATACTACTACGTTCCGATGATATTGTAAACAACTATTTTTAGTACTTGCACAGACCTGATTTGGCTTTGCTGAAATGACACCAACGGCAGTGGTACCCTGGTCTAGGCGCAAACGTCTTATCAGCCAATAGCGGACGCGCACGCTTTTCCCACTTGACGCGGAGCTTCTTCTCAGTTGATCTGTTGAACTCGTCGTCTTTGATAACCCCATGGTCGAGATACCACAGCTCTGTGCGCACGGCATTAACATCTTGAAACTTAGCAAGTGCTGCCAAAGCAAACAACTCAACCTGGTCGTTGTAGCCCTCGCGGAGCTTGCCAGTCTTGTGGTCGATGACCACTGCGTTCGGCGGCGAGACGGTCACGGCGTCGCAGATGACGCGCAGCCAAGCATCCTTGCCGAACCATTCGGTCGGTTCCCAGTTGACGGTGAACGCCCACTGCTGCTCGACGAGCGGCTTGGCCTTCTTCAACTCCTTGAACTCGTCCTTCATGAGGACAAGAGATTGCGGCAAAGCACGAACCTGACCAGATGCAAACTGTTCTGCTTCTTTGTGTATAGCGCTGCCTCGCGCCAACGCAGGACCTTCAGGTTCCTGACGTTTGTCGAGCAACTTAAGCTTGGCGCGCAAAGGGCACTCTTCCCACTGGCTAAGTCTACTGAAACTCCAAGCGGTGAATTGTGGTGACTCGTATTTTACCGGCATAGCAACTTTCCTCTTTTATCGTAGTCCTTGAGTTCGAACCAGTTGGTGGTGGACCACTTTCCCTCTGACAGCATTGGAACGTCAAACTCAACGCTCTCCATTGCTTCCTTTAACCTCTTCATTGCATCGTCGCGTCGCTTGGTTGGCGTATCGATGGTTTGCTGGTCGTGGACAGAGAGAAGGAACCTGTCGTCCTCGTGCTTCGTATCGTTCCAGCGGATGAGTGCTTCCTTGGTGCAGTCAGCGGCCGAACCTTGAATGATGAGGTTAAGGAGTTTATAGTCGAACGTCATCCACCGACCATACTTCTCAGAATACATCGGCTCTTCGCAGAAGTATTCGCGACCACCCCACGTGCGAACTGGCAGATCGTTCTTAGCACGCTGTTTAAGGTCGTCAAACAGATCCTTGAGTCCTGGGAAGACGTTGTTCTTGATGGCCTGCATCAAACGCTTACTGTCTTCAATTGATAAGTCGTTCTTGAGTGCCAACGACGGAGCGCCCTGCCCGTAGATGATACCGAAGTTTGTATTCTTCACAGGCTTGCGTTCGTAGTCCAACCCGAAGTCAAGCAGCTTCTCCTGAGTCGTATCGTGCGCGTCCATCCATGGGTCTTTGAGATACGCAGCCTTGAGAGTTGCGTCCTCATAGTGTCCGAGGATCCGGACTTCCTGCTGGCTGTAGTCACGGTCGAGTAGAACGCGTCCTTTGCCTGGAATGACGTAGCTGCGAACTTGTGGTAGGGCCAGAAGTGGGAACGGCTCCTTTGGAAGATCTGGACGAGCCTTAGACCAGAACAACTGGTCAAACTCATTGGGTATATTCTGGAAGTTAGGCGTTGAGCTGAACCGGCCCGTGGTGGTGCCGCCTTTGTCGTCACGTACTTGGTTCCAGCTGGTGTGGATCATGCCACCTGTGCGTTCAGCAACAGCTAGCCAAGGCTCCATGAACGTGTTTAGACACGTGTTAAGCTGAGAGCGGTAGACCAACATCGCATACAGCTGAGGATCCTTGATCCCAGACTTCAAAGACTCTTGGTTGGTCGAGACCTTGCCGTTGTTGGTCCGACCTAGTTTTGATGGATCAGCTTTCCCGGACCTGATGAGCGCCTCACTGAGCTCGTCGGCTGAGTTGAGGTTGATGTCTTTGGCTTTGAGTTGCTTCTTTAACCACTCGTCGATATTGATACGCAGCTTGTTGTAGGCTGCGACGTCATTTCGGAGACGGTCAAGATCTACTGGAACACCACCGCGTTCGTTCTCAAGAAGGATGGGCAGGAGACGACGCTCACGATCATACGCCTCGCGCATACTGCGGTTCTTTAACATCTCAAGACCGTACTTGAAGATGCCTTCCGTCCTAATGGTGTCGCCGTTAGCATACGGGCCGACGATGTCTCCTGGAGCCAGTGCAATAAATGCTACGGCCTTAGATGGTGTCAACCGACGACCAGGAACGGGTTGATGGGAGCAAAGCCAGTCTGACACTGCGTCACGTTCTTCAGGCTTCATACCCAATAGACGTTCACCTGCAGGCTTCAGTTGGAAACTGCGAGCACGAGGGTCGTCAAGATAGAGCATGAACATTGTATCGTGGACGCGGTCCCACGAAGGCATTGGCAGACCCAACTTCTCTGTGGCGACAGACAGGTCGAACTTGGCGTGGTGGAACAGCAGGGGTCCCTTCCACACAGACTGAAGTGCGTTGGTTGCATCTTGACGTGTGCAGTTGTTTCCGCCGTTGATGTGACCCCAACTAAAGAACTTAGGTTTTTTCCCCCACTCCTTGATAGACACAGAGACAGGAACCGGCGGATAATCCGGCCGGCCCTCTATCGGGAACGTCTCAAAGTCGACTGTTACTGGTCTGTCAAGGTTCAAATCCGGTCTCCACCCGCCAGCGTAGCACGCTCTGCATGAGCACGCACATAGTTAAGCCGCGAGTGGATCCTCAAAAGATACCGCTGCCGGCAACTACCATCGAGTTCTTTCTCAAGCAGTTGCCGGCAGACAGGCTCGTCCGCCTCGCGCAGTTGGTCGTTCAATGCTTTCCATTCTTTGCTAACGGCGGACGCCATGATCAGTACTTCCTTGTCTTCTTGGCTGGAGCAGCCTTACCACTCCCACGTGCGGGAGCAGCAGCTTCTTCAACCGGGCTGTATGGGAATTCAATAACAGACCCAGCGTCGGTATGACGTTGCATAATGGCGCTCATCAGTTCGTTCGGGACCTTTTCAATGACCTCGAACAAAACCTTGAACTGAGTCTTTGCATCAGGAATAACCGAGATGCGGGTGAACACGCCGTGTGGCGGACGACGAAGAGCGCCGGACACCTGTTTGACGAATGTTGCGTACCCCTTGACGCTCGTCACCGGCATTTTCATGAAGGCGATAGGCGTCTTGGCGAAATGTTCCACGTCGTCAAACATGTCGAGGTCGCCCTTGGAGTTATACGAACCTGCCGGGATTAGAGCCAATCGACGAGTATTACGACACGCCTTACCGCGGCCAACAACAGCAGTCCCGAAGTCATTCATTGGACAACCATGACATACGTCAGATTGACGTTCAAACTCTGGAGTGGTGTCGACAGAAGCGTGCGGCTCCATTTCGTTGTCTTCACGTCCGAACGCAAAGCAGGTTGGAGCCTGCGGAGAGTCTGGGTTGTAGCTGCATTCGTAATACACGTTCTCAAGGATCGTGTCAACGATAACTACAGCAGCCTGGTTTCCAGGCAGTGGCGAACCATCAAACTGAAGGACACCACCCTTGGCAGAGAAGAATTGACCGCCGCCGACATTTGCTTCCATGCCAGCAGCAACATCTGCCTGACGAGCAAGTTCTTCGTCCCAATTCGCAACAGCAGTGCCAGGTTTTTTTGTAGGTGCTTGAGCCATTTTATTTATCTCCTTACTAGATACTAGTTGGTGTGCCGTCTCTCCGGCTGTCACGCTGAGTTGAAGTCCAAGTCGCGTCTATCTTGGAAGTGCCGTCTCTCCGAGCTGTCAAACCACTACGCAGGTTTCGCGGCGACCCGTCCAGCGCGTCCAACACACGCCGGCAGGTAACTGTTAGGCCGTGATGTGCTTCACGCCCCACATGACAGCTTCCTCGATCTTGGTCTTGGCGACCGAAAGTTCGCGGCTGCTGCCGAGAGAGTCGAGGAACTTCCAGAAGGCAAGACCATCGTCCTTGATCTTCTGCACTTGCTCCTTCTCGTGATCGCCGAGGACACGGTAGCCGTGGCGCATCACGTTGTTGACGACCCGGTCGTCGCTGGTGCTGTTGACCTGTTCGGCCATATTCAATTCCTTTCTTTGAGGTGGTAGACGATCTCTGCGAGCCAGTAGTCGAGGACGACTTGCAGCGGCTGTGGCTCAATGACGCTGTTGAGCAACGCCATCTCCGTGAAGGTGGCATAGTAGGACTGCATGTCGCCGCAGCGGATAACCTGCATGATCTCAGACCTTGTTGATTGAGACGCTGACAACGCCGAACGGTTCGACCCCAGGGATCTGCCTGCCGTTGTCCCACCGCTCACGGATGGCGGTATCAGACAGCCGACGCTGCATGAGCTCGAACTGTCCTGTCTTCTTGACGTAGGCATAAAACTTATCCCAGTCATGGACTTGCGGAACCTGCTTTGTTATCACAGAGACACGAGCCAACTTGCCGCTTGCTCCTGTGTCAGTCTTAGGCAGTGTGTTGATGATATGCTCACGGATAGCGGACTCCCGCTTTGCAAGGTCGTCGACGATCCTTTGAGCTAGAAGCCTTTGCTCGCGTGTCGAGTAAAGCAAGTCGGCACACGCGCCCATTGTCTTCGGCAGCTTGATCGGTTTTGTTACGGCCACAGTCTATTCTCCCTCAGCGTTGATGAGACGACTCTAGCATAGCCGGTCGTCGATGTAAACAACTAATTTAGGAGTCCAATAGCCGCCCTTTCCTGCACAATGGGGAGGTGTAACCGACTAGGGGGCGCGTCATGGTTGCACCGGTTCTGGCAATGCGATGCCAGTTAATTCGCAATACTCAAGCGCCCATTCCAGCGCCTTCGCAGCAGCAAAGCCACCGCCAGTCTTGTCGCTCGGTTTATCACCCTTGCGGATCATCAGAAACCATTGCTCGGCAGGGTGCGCCCTTGTAGCATCCGGAAACGCGGTTCGATATTGCTCAGCTCGCGCGTTAGACAGGGTGCCGACTAAGCAGGCGCACTCGCCTTCATATTGCGAACCATCCACCCTGCCTTCTCGCAAAGCCGATACCAGAGCAGGGACTTCACCCCTTGCCTGTGTGAGGGTCATCCACATGTCGGCCTTGAAAAACCGCAGGTTGGCACCGCGCAGGTCGGCACCGCTCAGGTCGGCACCGCTCAGGTCGGCATCGCTTAGGTTGGCACCGCTCAGGTTGGCACCGCGCAGGTTGGCATTGCTCAGGTTGGCACCGCGCAGGTTGGCCCGGCTCAGGTTGGCACCGCTCAGGTTGGCCCAGTTCAGGTTGGCACCGCGCAGGTCGGCACCGCTCAGGTCGGCCCGGCTCAGGTTGGCACCGCGCAGGTCGGCACCGCTCAGGTCGGCCCAGCTCAGGTTGGCACCGCTCAGGTCGGCATCGCCTAGGTTGGCATCGCGCAGGTCGGCACCGAGCAGGTAGGCCCGGCGCAGGTCGGCACCGCTCAGGTCGGCCCGGCTCAGGTTGGCCCACCGCACCGCCAAGCCGACTTTTAAACCAATTGTCGCACCACGCGCACATGTGATTTCGGTGTTAAACTGGACTGCGTTGGTCCAGCGATTGCGAATGGGGAATTGTTCGGTAATGGTCATGGCTTGGCCTCCAGTTCGTCATGTTGTGAGAGTGGCGCTCGAGCGTCTCATTGATGTCATCGACCGTGGCGGCCAGCAGGGGTTTGAAGGTCATCGGTTATTCCTTTGGTTTGCAGCTCAGGCACTTGATCGTCGTCGTCGAAAAGCCACGGGTGACTTTCACGTAGCCTTTCCCGCCGCAGCGCCCGCAAGATGAGGAGCCAGACGAAGATGACATTGATCCCGAGCCATAGCCCGATAAACCATCCAACCATGAAACCAATTCCTTCTTCGCATGTTGCAGCCGAATAAAATCTTCATGTTCTCCACCGGCGTCTGGGTGGTGGATCTTTATCAGATCTTTATAGGCAACACCCAAGGTGGCGGAGGTGAGCCCGTCAAGACTCACCCCCACCACCTCGGCAGCCAGTTCAGCTTTTTGCCGACTACCCACCGAGCACCTCAATCAACTTAGCTTGATACCACGCAATCTTCTGGGCGTCTTCATGCGGATCCGACTTGAGCATCAGTCGCCAGTTATATTTGGCGATCGTACCTCGCAGATACCCGACGAACTCCTCAGTCGTCAGCTGCGCTTGGATGGCGTCAATACATTCGATCGAGCCTTGATTGTAGTGCGGCGGTCTGTTGACCATGTCGACAGTCGGTGCCGTCTCGGGTGCAGTCCGCCTGCTCACGCCGCGAGCTCTTCAATAAGGCCGTCGATCGTGAGCAACGCAGTTGCCTTGGACCCCTTGTCCAGGCCGGCTTCCTTGACCGACATCTTGGCGTTCTTGATCGCCGTCTTGATGTCCTTGTCGCGTGCCTTCATGGCAGTGTCGACAGCCTTCTGGACAACAGCAGCAACCTCATCATGCAGGCCGTCTGTGGTCTTGAGTAGCTTTTTCAGATTTGACATGTGTTTCCCCTATGGGTTGAGCGAAGCCGAAGGTTGGTTGATTATATTACGTCCGCCCCTCAACAATTACGAACGTAGCATATTTGTCAGTTGTTGTAAACGACTAAAGTCACCATCTAACACCTTTTTTCACCAGCTGTCCATCAGCTTTGTCAACATGCGCTTGGATCTGCTTGATGTTAGCGTGTAGCCAGTGGTCTGCGTTGCGTACGATGTAGAGACGTTCAAGACCAAGGCTGGTGCTGACTGGGTCTCCTCCGTTTGTCAAGTTGACACCAGCCCGTCGAAGCTCTCGACCCAGGCCGTTTGCCGTGAGCTTCTTCGAACCATCGACGTCGTATAAGCGCAACAGATCTTTGTTCGTAACCAAGTCACGCTCGATCTTGAGTTGACCAATTCTCAGCAGTCTGTCAGGATCTGCTATGAGCTGACGAACCCAAGACGCAATGTCTGAACGCGTGTCAGCCACCATACGGGTCTTGGCTTTAGTCATGAACGCCGGACCCGCTGGGTTAAAGTTGGACAGGTCGCGTTGCATCAGCTCATGGAACAGGTGCGATGGTCCGTCTCCGTGCATCCACAAATCGTACTCAGCGTAAAAATCTTCTGGCAGTGGTGGGAGAACCACCTCAATAACCATATTACGCCGGTCTTTGTCGCCCATGAAGAATGAGTCAGGGTGGTTTGACGTGAAATAATAGTTGATGCAGTCAGGGAGCGAATAGGCTGGGACATACTTGATGTCAATCCGCATTTTCTTTTGCGTGATAAGCCGCTTAAGCGTGTCAGCATCTTGGCGTCTGTCTGACCCAGTAACCTCGTCACCGAGGACAAACTGCTTGTTCTCAGCCCAGTCATTGCGACCGTTGTGGATGTCGTCCTGACGTATCTCAGCAAAGTTGTCGCCGTAGATCTTGCCTAGTGTGTAACCGACCAACGACTTACCTGTGCCTTCGTAAATACCGTGGACAACGACAGCAGAAAACAGTTTTGTCCCTGGATACTGAAGCGGGTACGCGCACCAATCAAGGAACCAATCGATAGCGCCCTTGTCAGCGTCACTGAAGAGGTGCTTTATGAGACCATACCAAGGTCGTGTATCGCCCTTCTTTGGTTCGCACCCCCACCCGGTCCATGTGTTGTAGGCTGACTGTTGAGACTCTGGGTCGTCGCAGAATTTCTCCTTACCAGGAGCGTACGTCAGCTTGTTGACCTCACGGCGGTGTGGCCATTTGAGCCAAGCACCGGCAGCGGGCACCTTCTTTAGACTAACTGACCCGTCGGCCTTGAACTCCTGTTCCATGTATTTTGCTGTGGAGTAGGCGTGTTCTTTGAATGCGGATGGTGACAGCTTGTTGTCGTCGCGTTGCTCTATGATGAGGCCTGGAGACCTGATGTAGACCACCTGGTCGTTCAGACTCCACAAAGGTTTAGCAAGAGTCAGCGGTTGGGCTATGTGGAGCAACGCGAACAACTGTTCTGGACCACCTGAAGGGTGGATCAGGAAGTCGTCGAGTCCTGTCTTGACTTCAATGTCCTCAGATAGTTCAGGTAGCGTGACTGCAAACGGCACAGCTCCTCTGTCGCTTAACTCCTCGGCCAGTGCATTGATGGCTAGAACCACACCTTCCTTCTCACGGAAGTCGGAGTCGTAGACGATGTAGACGTTACGCCGGCACCAATTAATTCTCTCGAGCTCGGGGAGGAATGGAACTCCGCTCTTTGCAGACTTGAAGTTCCACACGCCGCCGAGTCCGATGGTGGGGAAGCCTTCCTTGGTTGCCTTGGCCGCCTTCAACTCTCCTTCTGTAATGAGGATCGCGGTCTCGTGGTCAGCGGCAATCTCCTGCCAGTTGACGGTCTTCGGAAAGTAAGCTCCAACACCAGATTCTGGCTCTTGAACGTATCTAGCCTGCTTTGCTTCTGTGATACCTGTGAAGTTTTTGTCGGTCTCTAGGTAGCGAAGCCTGTAGAATGGAGGATGCTTCGGTCTGACGCTTAACGTGTTGCCGTCAATACCGAAGTAGGCGATGCAAAGAGCAGCCAATGGTTTGAACGACGGGTGGAGACCGTTTGTTTCACTCGGCTCTAGGTAGGACATACCCAAAGCAGCTGCGTCATTGATGTCGAGTCCAGACGATCCTAACTTGCTCAGATACTTGTCGTCGTGTGTAGTCGACTTCCCACGCTTCTGCATAGTAATGTCCCCGTCCAATGATCAAAGGCCCCCCCAGCGGAACCCACAAAAAAACCAGTCAGCCGCCGGCACTAGGTGTTCCACCGACCCAACGTAACTTGCTGAGGGTTGACGAGGACGGGACTCTCACAGAAGCGAGCCCAGGGGTCGGTGGAACTTAGTAAGGATACGCCGGTCGTCTGGCTTTGTAAACAGCCCAATCGATGGCGTTAGTGAAGTTAAGGGCGCCCCTACGTTTCGTGCCTCGTCCTGATTGAAGGCTCGCCGTACCTGTAATCAACGGCACTTGCAAGCGTCTCAACAGCGTCAGCTATGCGCTTAAGTGAAATGGCGGCAGATATTAATAGCGCTTCGTTATTTGACACTGGTTTCGAAGTCTCAGTGCTAACAATGTTAAAAGTGGCGGGTTCAAGTTTAGAAGTCAAGTCAGCCATTATGTGTTCTCCTTTGGTAGAGCGGTAGTTGATACTGCGTGTCGATTTCGCCAAGCAACCTGGCTTTGATATTTTCCACAGCCTTTGGAACCCGTGACGCCGTATAAAAGTCCATCTCTTTCATGTGGCACGCGCTACGAGAAATACCCAATTCTTCTGAAAGCAGTGCGTATGCCTCAGATCTTTTTGTAATGTTTAGCTTCCAAAGCTCGTCTAAAACTTTGTGCGCAGTACCCCTTGCCTCGTGTGTTTCCTTGTCAACCAATTGATAGTGTCCCCACGCCCACAGACCACAGCACTGAAGCCTCAGACCGTACTTAGTCGTTAGGTGTATTGGCCGCCGTCCGCACTTTGGGCATAGTATCAACGGGCGTTCTCCTTTGGTAGTGGCACGAGACCAACACGTACGAGTTTGTCATACATGTCGTGGATCTGCTGGTGGGTAAAGCCAAAGTGCCCATGTTGAGGACGGCCGATCTCTTTAAGCAGGTCTTCAACCACTTGGCGTTCGCGCTGTGTCATATCTTTCTCAGTATCATGTCAAGCGCATCTGCGATAGCGTCGAAGCGGTAGTTGTCACCGGCTGTTTCGTCTCTTATCAACAACAAAACGCGGTTCATATCGTCTTGTTGTTCCAATTGTTCCAAACATCTGCCGCACACCTCTTCGCCAAACCTAGGTGTGTTGCTGTTACAGCTTGTGCAGAGGTTTTGACCCAACCTGTTAGTTTGTGGCATCGCCATAAGTGTTCTCCCTCACCCGTGCTTCGAGCTGTCAAGGTAGCCTATCAACTCGTCAATGTCGAGGTCGTCGAAATCAATGTCCTCGTCGAGCTTCTCAGCCACCTGCTCCATTTCACTGATAGCGTGCTCAGCAGCGGTGCCCTTGTCTCCTGACTGTAGACCTTCAGGCATGTTGTCGAAGTATTCCTGCTCGTCGTCGATGATCTCTTGGATTGAGTCCTGAATGTCGGCAAGATCGTCCTTAATGGTTGCCATCGCAATACGAAGTTCCTCGAGCTTTGGCTTCAACGCCTCAAGCGATTTGATCTGTTCGTCGGTGTCTTTACGTCGTGAGTTGTTCACCGGATGTTCTCCCTCACCAGATAACAAGTGCCAATAAGTTCAAGTGCGTTGCCACGGAGCTTCACATCCACGTCGACCTCGCAACTCGGGTGGTCCGCCACAGTTAACATGTCGTGGCGGAGGTTGTTAGCCCCACGTTCGACTACACGCAGTGGCGTAGACGCGTGGAGCAAAAGAGATGCTCTCATGGGCGTGTTCTCCTAGTCGTACCCAAGACGGTGGTTGTGAAAGTCGACGGCATGATCCACGCCACTTTGGACGGGGTTGGGTTGCATGTCACAGCCCTGCCTCTGGGCGGTAGGCCGGGTGCTGATTGCTGCGCTTCCAGAACATATGTTCGTCACCCCGCATCATGGTGACGTGTGCGATCACATCGTCTGTCGGGACCATCGATCCGGCCCAACTGTCCGCATAATAGGCGATCGGGTGCATGCAGAGCGCAGCAAGAATGCGCGGCTCGTCGCCTCGCACAGTCAATGCCACGGTCGGCTTGAGGCGGCGAAACAGATAGGTGACACCCGAGCGCGGACTGGTTTCGAGAAACATGCCGGTCATCAGATATTGCTTGAACTGGCGGTGCCGCAGGATTTTGCCGAGCAGATCGACCGCTCTGCCTTCCTGCTCAGTTCCCCAAACATCTGAGCAACCGAGCGTTCGCAGATCGTGCGAGATATGGTGAAATGCAGGCAGCCTACCCCAATCAAGTTTGCCATCGCGCTCCATGAGCAGAATGTCACAGCGGTGATGGCGCGAATACCACCCGTTGCGCAGCCGCCAGCCATCGTCTTCGGATGGGGAATCGTCGTCCCGCCTCGACAGGATGGCAGCCCATGGATAGGACGGCTCAATCACCAATCGCTCGCCCTCAATTGGCATGGGAATTCCGGCCCATTCATCAGTCATATTGGCGATCGATGCCAAGGCATCACGCATGGGAGCGAAGTTATCGAGCATCTTAGCCTCCCGCCGTCCGTGCGACAGCGACGGCTTTTGCTGCACTGGCCGGGACACGGGTTTTGCTAGCACGGCGGCTTTGCGCCGGTCGCTGGCTTTGGATGCGCGGCGCGCTTGCCGATTCTTGCTCATTGTCTGGTGTTTCCTCTGCGTCGCCGGCCAGTCCGGCCACAATGTATTCGGCTGTGGCTTCATCGAAATCATGGGCGCGGCGGTAGGTTGGGCCCTTTTCATCGCGCCCGACTTCGATCAGCAGAACGAAGCCGCGTCGGATCATGTCCTTGACGATCCGGGCCGAGCGCTTGACCTCTTCCGGCTTCGATGGGTCGAATGTCAGTTTGGTGTCGCCCGTCGCGGCGTTGAGGATGGCGAGTTCCCCGGTCACGCTGCCTCCCGGCAGTGCCCTATGCGCGTCGTCAGGCATACGCAGCAGTTTTTCGCGCAAAGCGCTTTCTGCCGCGTAATACGCGGTGTTGTCACCAGCCATGTAGTTTATCCTCAGCAATGTTGGTATTCGGATACTACTACGTCAGATCGATAATGTAAACAACTAATTTATTGACTGGTGAATAAAGTTTGTTCACATAAGCGAATAATAGCTATTTACAACGACGACAGATAGAAGTAGAATGATCGCATTAACAACGCAACGGAGTAACTACGATGCGCCTCGATACAAAGACACTCAAGGCCGGCGACACCGCCTACATCGGCAAACCTGGATCGTGGGACAACAACTACGTGAGCGGCGAGGTGACGAAGGTCACTGCATCCGGCCAGGTCAGCGTCAAGATGGCGGGCGGCGACATTTGGCGCTTCACGCCTCACGGTGAGCTCATGGGTTCGTCGTCCAAGTGGAGCATTCCGTTTCTCATCGACAAGGAAAGCTACGACAAGGTGGTGGCGTATCAAAAGCTGAAGGCGCAGCGCCAAGCCTTTGAGCGCGACGTCCGCGATTTGCAGGCGAAGCTCAATGAAGGCTATGAGCCGTTCATCGACGAGTGTCACCGGTTGGTGGCGCTGGCCAAAATCCACCTCAAGTGAATAATAGCTATTTACAATCGTAGTGGACGTTGTAGAGTGGTCGTATCAACTGACGATGAACGGAGACGACAAATGGCTAGAGTACAACTTATGGATATGGCGGACGGCAACATCGCTCGTGCGGTACACTTCATCGATGCTCATGACAACAGTTTGGACGAGGGAGACCTGCTTTGCTGGAACCGTTCGCAAGATGATGTTGTGAGGGAGAGCTGAGATGACTACGCAATGGCTCTCACCACTCGGCAACTGCGATATGTGCAACCTTGTCAAGTTCGGCGACGGACCTAATGAAGTGTCTGTCATGTACGACGCGAAAATTCACGGCGCGTGGGGCAACGTGTGCGGAGACTGCTTCCGTTCGGACGGTCTCGCCAGATTGGGCCTTGGGTTCGGACAACAGTACAAGCTCGAAGTACGCGACGGCAAAAAGGCGTGGTTCAAGATCGCCGGGTAGGTTTGGTCTTGGGCTTATCAACTACGGCCCTGGATTCGCACGCAACAACTAAAAAAAGGAATTAACCATGACATTAATCGCCTATCACAACGACCCCGAGCTCAAGAACGCGATCATTGCACAACTTGAAGCGCACCGTGCCGCCGACCAAATAATCAAGGGTCGGTATTGGGAAAGCGGCAAGGGTTGCGCCGTCGGCTGCACAATTTACAGCAGCAATCACGCGGAATACGAAACACAATTCGGCATTCCTATAATGCTTGCAAAGCTTGAAGATACTCTCTTTGAGGGTATGTCGAACGCCGACGCTGTGCAATGGCCGGTTCGTTTTATGTCCTGCATTGTACCAGGTGCAGACTTATCGCTGGTCGGTCAGCAATTCCTACAATGGTTAATTGTTGACACATTTGAGCGATTTGCCGCCGATGCCGCTGCCTATGCCGCCCGTGCCGCCGATGACGTTGCCGATGCCGTTGCCTATGCCGCCGTTGCCTATGCCGCCCGTGCCGGTGCCGATGCCGATGACGTTGCCGTTGCCGTTGCCGATGCCGCCGTTGCCTATGCCGCCCGTGCCGGTGCCGTTGCCGCCCGTGCCGCTGATGCCGGTGCCGATGCCGATGCCGTTGCCTATGCCGCCGTTGCCTATGCCGCCCGTGCCGGTGCCGTTGCCGATGCCGTTGCCTATGCCTCCGTTGCCTATGCCGCCCGTGCC